GAAAAAGAAGTAAACAGGCTTACTGAAAAATATAAAACAAATTGTCCCTTTGAAATATCCGGTTTAAAAAATATACATGTCGTTTATTGGAACTTGCATCAGGAGATTTGGGGATTTTACAAGTACGAAAGAAGAAATCGTTTTATTTTCATTAACAGTAATTTATCACATGATAAAAAGCGCTTTGTTTGCGGTCATGAACTTGGTCACGCTTTGTTACACACAAAATTAAATACACCGTTTTTAAGACGAAATACTTTGTATTCCATAGACAAAATCGAACGCGAAGCAAATGAATTCGCAGTCAATCTATTGCTCTATGATAAAAACTTAAAAGATTACGAAACAAAGTTTGATATTATGCGGGAAAGTGGGATTCCGTATGAGATGGAAAGGTTTATATAATTTTTGGTAATTCTAGGTATATATACCTGATTACATAAATATTTTTTATAAAGGGGAGCATTAAATTGAAAAAACTATTCATCTTATTTGTATCAATTTCTTTAGCATTTTTCTTAACAGCTTGTAATTCAGATTCAAGTAATTCGTCAAATGATAACGAAAAAGAGACAAGCCAAGAAAACAAAGAAGAAGCAAAACAAGAAGAAACTCAAAAAGAAGAGTCGAACGAAAAGGTTACCGAGAGTGAAGTCGGCAAGCTAACAGTTGCTAACCAAAAGAAAGACTTAAATCAAACTGTACAAAGTGGTCCAATCAACTTGACAATCAATGCTATCCAAACGGCAACGCTTGAGCCAAGCGAATCATATAAAGAAATGTTCAACGGAAAGGATAAAGTAACCATAGTGACAATTAACTTATCTGTTGAAAATACATCGGATGATACAATCGGTTTTTATCCTGATCAAGGTGTTTTAACTACAAATACTGGTGAGCAAGCAAATGCAGAAATGTTTATGTCTGATGAAGTTGGTGGTGATTTTTACGGTAAAGTTAAAAAAGAAGGGAATGTCATTTTCCAAGTTAGTTCAGAAGCGTCAGAAATCACTCAACTAAAATATATAATTGACGGAGCACACGATGCCGATTTTAACTCACTGGGAGATCAATTACAGATTGATTTATCATTTTAATAATTATTTATTTTGGTGTACAACTGTACGCCATCTTTTATAGACAAAAATAGAACATACATTCTTAAGGGGAGAGAAAACATGAAAAATGAAAACAAGTTACCGAAAAATATCAAGAAAGTGCGGGAAACCATAAGCGTACCTGGTGTATTCAAATATCAGGTTGGTAAATGGCCGGATCATCGCTGTAATAGATGATGTAATTGAAACACCAATTGAATGGATAAAGGAGGATGGAAAAGATGGAAAGAGATAAAGTTACCGGCTCGGTTACTCAAACCGGAAAGGGGAAATGGCAGATGGAAGTTAACCTTGGGACCTATGTAGATCCTAAAACTAAAAAGAAAAAGAGAAATCGTAAGTACAAGACTATTAAAGTCAAAAATGAAAAACAAGCTGAGGTAGAATTGGCTAGATGGATTGCAGAGCTTACTTCTGATTCGTATTTCGAACCAGAAAAAATTAATTTTGTTGAGTTTGTTGACAGTGAATGGTTACAAAAATATGCAAAAAAGAATTATGCCCATACTACATTAGACGTTTATAAAAACTATCTGAATTATAGAATAAAGCCTGCATTTCAATATTTACGTATGGATCAAATAAAGCCTAAACATATTATGGATTTTTTTGATAATCTTTCTGAGGATGGCATGAGACTAGATGGAAAAACTGGAGGATTATCCAGTTCCACTATTTCTTACCATTACCGTATTTTAAAGAGTATATTTAGATTTGCTGTAAAGCGTGGAGTTTTAAAGGATGATCCAATGGACATGGTGGACAAACCCAGAGCCATAAGTAAAAAAATCGAGGTATATACTTTAGACGAAGCAAGAAGGTTATTGGAGTGTTTAGATCAGGAACTTTTGCATTGGCAAATCATTGTAAAATTGGCGATTACAACAGGAATGAGACGCTCTGAACTTTTCGGTTTGGAGTTTAAGCATTTTGATTATGATAAAAAGATTGTCCATGTTGAACAAGCGTTGACGTACACAAAAGAAGGCGGATATCAGGTCCACGAAATAAAAAAAGGAAACGGACTAGCAAATCAACGTGATATAGTCATTTCGGAATCATTAATTCCATCAATCAAAAAATTAGAATTGCAAAGAAAAAAAGAGAGACTTGCCTCCCCTGCTTTATGGAGAGATGGAGAACATAACTTTTTACTGGCTGACGAGAATGGAAAACCATATAACCCCTCGAGCATGAAAAACTGGTGGAAAAGGTTTGTCGAAAGGCATAACCTCAAATATATTAACATCCATGCTTTACGACATACATCCGCTACACTGTTAATCAATCAAGGCGTTCATGCAAAAATTATTTCTGAACGATTAGGGCATTCCGACATAAAAACAACGATGAACGTTTATGGTCATGCACTTCGCCAGGCGGATGCACTGGCAACCGAAAAATTAGATGCGGTATTATTGCCTAATAAAGAAAAGAAGGGAAGCTAACCCTTCATTTTTACAGGCAATTCACAGGCAAATGACAGGCAAAATATTTAATTCTTGTTAATTCATGTTGACGCAAAATGTGTTTAGTATATAATTAAATCAAGCGTTTTGTACTTTGTTAATACTTGATAATTTATATAATTCTACTATGGGGTGCTAGGGGTCGCAGGTTCGAATCCTGTTTTCCCGATATGCAAAAAGTATTGACGTAGAGCGATTCCTTCGAATTTGGGAATCGTTCTTTAATTTTCACAAACTCAATTTTACAGGCAAATGACAGGCAAATTGAGGAATTTTAATGTTTTTTATTGGTTTATAATGTCTTCATATAAAGGAGATCTTGGTAAAATATGATTAGGTACATACACATAGAGGTGCACTATGTTGCAAACGGAGGTAGAATTTTACAACGCGGGGAATTTCCGGTCATTCCGTCAAACTATATCAAAGATGAGAAACGGGAAGCCGCAAGAATTGCGTATGACTTTATAGAACAGATTCGGAGGAAAAACTCATATAGAATAACACTCGAGAAAGTATTATATAACGGAAACGATATAACAGATATGTTTAAGGATCTGTTCTAAAAAAGTGTCATCCCGCCTGTTACGTTTTGCGGTTGCTTCGCTATGGTTCCGCAACCTCAAACATAACTCATTTTTTCGAAGTGCTTTTTAAACAATTTTGAGCCTTGATTTATCAGGTTTTCATGATTGTTAATTTGATAAATTTTGATATAAAAATTAGGTATGGATAAACCCAACATTTTTATCTTAATTTTTATTTTTTTTGCAGTGCAATGGATATAATTTTTATCCTTATTTTTAGCTTTGACAAAAATTAACACCCCTCACCGGGTGTTTTTTGTTTCGATATATAAGTCCTGCAAGGCTAACTTTATTGCACTTTCTCTGTCGTCGCTCTCCCCTACCCCGACGATCTCATCATCATTATCAAGGTATTCAGTGGCAAATGCCTTGTATGTATTGTCATCCATCCGGTATAGTTCGATAACTTTTCCTTTTCGCTTAAATAATTCACGTTCGACAGGTTGCATGTTAACACTCCTTTCACTTATAAATTTCGACGGGTTTCGGGAAAATCCTTTCCAAAAAAATTAAAAAAGTTGTATAAAACCTGTTGACATATAAATAATTGCATGTTATTATTAATATGTAAGATAAATCAAAGGAGGAAAACAAAATGAAAGCATACCAGCAGTTAAGAATAGTAAATAAGAAAAGACTCGAAGAAATGGCAAGGGAAATCGCGGAAGAAATGGGAATGACAGTTGAACAGGTGAAAATGGTAATGGAAATCGACTATCAGATTCAAGCAGAACTAGACTGGATAAAATAAATATAAAAAGGTGCTCTTAATTGAGCACCCCCAACCCATAAATAAATTATAACACAAAACAAAAAAAATATTTTATAAAAATGTTGACATGCAATTATTTACATGATATTATTAATATATAAGGAAAACAAAGGAGATGGAAAAAATGAAATTAAAAATGATTATGGCAAACGCTTGGGAAATCGCTAGAAAGGGACAAAAAAAGTTTGGCGGAAAGGTAAAAGATTATTTTGCAGAAGCGCTTAGAATCTCTTGGAAATTATACAACGACGAAAAGGCTCGCAAAGGCGGAGATCTTGTAGTAGTCGCCCCTTGGTTTTTGAAAAAAGAATTGGGCCATCCTAGCGTTGTACACACTGTGTTACGAGAATCTACTCTTTACATCGTCAAAGAAACAGAAAAAGCGTATCTAATTAAGGCAGTTGCAAAAGACAATCAACTTGGTAGCGGCGACGTGATAAACGAATTTTGGGCTCCAAAGTCGGTATGTGCGTGAGGTGATAGAATGGTCAAACGTGTAGACCTTACCGGTAAACAGTTTGGCGATTTAACCGTCATCAAACTAAGCGACAAAAGAGGGAAAAACAATACGCTGTTATGGGAGTGTAAGTGTACCTGTGGAAACACGATCTATTTACACGGATATAGCTTGACTCATGGTCACTATAAGAGTTGTGGGTGCAAGCACGATATAAAAAGGGATACCGGTAGAGACCAACATATTAAACATGATCAAGTAGACGGTACTCGGGTAACCGCACTAAAAACTAAAAACTATAAAAATAACAAAAGCGGTCATAAAGGCGTTACGTGGATGGCGTCACGCCAAAAATGGCGGGCATACATCGGGTTTAAGGGTAAACAGATTACTTTAGGATACTTTGATAGCAAAGAGGAGGCTATCAAAACTAGAAAAGAAGCAGAAGAAAAATATTTTAAACCGATACTGGAGGAAAACAACGATGAATAAAGAAGAAATTAAGAAGTGGATTGAAGAAAATTTAGTTATGCAGGATGAAGCAAGGGACATAACAGGACAGTCTGTATCGGGATTTAATCAGTCTGTTGCAACGGGTCGGATTGTGCCTTTTGTCGAATTCGGCGAGGCAAGAAAAACGCGTCTGTATTTACGATCAGACTTAGAAGATTATGCAAGAACAAAAAAATCTTAAAAAATTTATCATATAATTATTGACATGTAATTAATATCATGTTATTATATAAATGTAAGGAAGATAACCTTACAAAAATAAAAATCCTAAGGAGGAAAAAGAAAATGGAAACAACAGTAAAAGTAATGTATGAAGAAATCGAAGTAGGAAAGGTTTATACAAACCAAAGTTTAACGGTTGATGAGGCTTTGAAATTAATCGACTTCGACGAAGCGAAATTTATCGAAAATCATGATTTTGATGATATTGATTATAACGATTTCTGGTTGGCTTATTAAGCCGACCAGAAAAAATAAATCAAAGGAGGAAAAGGAATGGAAAAAGAAGTAATGGTTATAAACGGTTGGAGTTCTGAAAAAGGGGAGTTTTGGGACGAGCTAAATAAGATCAACCCAAATTATGAAAAACAAAGGTTTAATTCAGAAGCCTTTCTCGAAATAGTTATCGGCGAACAAGAAATTATCAATTTCCAAGAAGATGAGGATATAACAAAAACAATTGTAAAAGCACAAATTAGAAAGGAAACAGAAAAAGCAGTTGATGTACTTATTGAATCGACCACTCAGGAATATTGGGACGGTGAACTCGAGGATGAATACACAGAAAAATACGCTTATTGGCTTCCAAAAAGCCAAATAAAAATAGAGGATGGTAAAATTACTTTGCCAGAATGGCTGGCAAAAAAGAATCAGCTAGTAAATAAAGGAAAGAAAATAAGTGTTGTTACTGTTACAAATTTATAAAAACTTTATCATAAGCGAGGAGGAATTGAAAATGTTTAGTAAAAAATTCGTTAAACTATTCGAAACGTTTGAGGAAGGAATTAAAGAATTAGCGAAAGTTAGTTTCAGCGCTGAACAAGCGCTGACTATGTACGGACCTTTTCCAAAGGACGAAAAGCAAGCGGTACAGAACTTGGCTTGGAATGTTGCTTTTGATCGCCAAACAGGAAATCAGTACGGTTGGAATCAATGTAAAATTATAATTGAAGCGGATGGAATTCATTATCAAACATCTAGCGGGCTTAAATTCGGTTGGTGTACAGTATTTGAAAGTGATGGCATGTTTGACGGGGCTTACAAATTTTACATCATCCACAAGGATGGTACGGATACATCAGCAGCACCTGCAGAATCCACGTTGAGAAAGTCAGCCGAAAAATTCGGTTGGAAAGAAACCAGTGAATATCTATATGCACGGTAAGAGTAGTAGCAAATTAAAAGGAGAGCCGTTAAAAGCTCTCCTTTTGTCTTGTATACAATCCTTATAGGTAAGATGATAAATTCGCTACACAACAAACAGCAGCGTTTCAATTCCTTATAGGTAAGATAAATGTTAATTATATTATTAAATAACTTTCTCAACTTGTCAAGTGGATATTTTTTAATATTAGAGGGGAACGTCCCCCTCTTTTTTTATTTCTCCACGATTCTTGCTCCGGTCGAAGGCGCCCCATATATTTTCACCGTACCAAAATCGCCTGTCCGGATTTTAAAAACCCAACCGCCAAGGTCCTCTAATATCTCGTATTCCAACCCGCCAAATTTGCTTGGTCTCAACGTCCCTGCGATATTTGCCTTGTTCGCCTTGACCGGCGGTCTGTCGAGCTTGTACACCGTCCAACTTGTGGCGTTTGCTGGCAACACGATATACCGTTTCTTTGCGGCTTGTGGTTGTGGTGCCGCTTGCCCTCCTGCCTCGACAATATCCTGCTCCAACACCCACGACATAATACCGTCGAGCAGGAACGCTTTTTTGCTGTTGCTTTGATTGACGTCCTTAACTTGCAGGACTTTATACCGGTTGCCCTTGACAAAGCTAGCTATCGATTGCCCCGTCTGATAATGCGTAGCATGGGCGGCTACTGTTACGATAGAGCCAACGCCGATATTACCGTTTGATGGTGTGACCGGCGCGGCAGGTTGTCCGGTTAATTCCTTTTGTATTTCCGCTTTAAATGATTCCCAACGTCCTTCATCTAAAATACGGTGCGGGCAATATTTTTCCGACCAGTCTTGGTGTTTTTTCACGCGGTCAATGCCCCATCCACGCTCTCTCAGGAGTTGTGCGATAAGTTTAATCGCGTTTTGTTCTGCTTTTCGGTAGCGCTCGCCGCCTGACCTTGAGTAACAAATTTCTATTCCAATTGATTTGCGGTTTCCCGGTCCGTTTCCGTCTCCACTGTGCCAACCGTTACGGTCTAGCGGCAAGCCTTGGACTGCCTCCACGTCGTCAACCGCAATATGAAATGACACTTGGTTACTGTTATTAATCATATATTGTACCTCATTGTTGGCGCTTGCGTCGTTGGCTGTGTTGTGCACTGTGATATATTCTGGCGTCATTGCGTACGGGCATTTGATGCCGTATTTTTTCGGCGATACTAACATTTGTCTGATTTGTACCATATATAATCATCTCCTTTTAAATATAAACAAAGAGCAGCAATCGCCGCTCTACTACTTTGATTTCCCTTTTAGTACATCCACCGCGTTTTTAACCTGCTCTGGCACCGGCAATCCTGTCCGACCGGCATTTTCGAGGATGGACAACAACTCGTTGCCTAAATAAAAGAAGATGATTGCATTTTGTATCATGCTACCATCTCCGATTGCTTTATCTACTAAATGACCGACCGCCACCAGCACAAAAATCATTATTTTTTTCACAATCCCTCGAAAACCAACTTTGCTACTCAACTTGCCCTCGACCCCTGAAGCAAGCAATCCGCTGACATAATCTATGATGACGAAAGCAAGTAAAATCTGTAGCAATACACTCCACTCCCCGAAGATATATCCGACGATTGCGCCGACGGCTGTTGTTATAGTTTTATAAAGTATTTCCCAGTTCATATTAAACCTCCTAATATAAAAAGCCCTACCTTAATCGGCAGGACTTAATTTGTCTATGATTGTTTGTTTTACAATGCCTGTTAATACCTCGATAGATTCATTCCCTGTATATTCTCCAGCGGTCAACGGTACATAACCGCTGATATTAATCTCGTGGTTTTCCGTCGTTGCGGAAAAATAGACCTGTACGGTATTAATTTTCCCCTCATTGTAGCTTATATTAATGTTCGTTATTTGCACGTTCATTCGTTTTCACCTCCTTCATTTTTCGGCTGTAATTCTTCCAACTGTTTTTCAAGCGATTCTGCATACTCAATTATCGCCTGCCTTGCCGCTTGCTCATTAGCAAGTTGCACTTCCAGATTTGCTATTTTCGTAGCCAACAAGTTTTGGACGTTTGAAAAATCATAGTTAATTGGTTTCATTTTCTTTTTCCTCCGATTCTATTTTTTCTACTTCACTTTTTGGACCTACCACGACGATTTCTTTTTCATTCTCTTTTATAAGAGCCGTAATTCTCGGCTCCCGTTTCAACCATGCCATTTATGCTACCTCCATATCATCAAAGTAAACACCTGCATAACCAACACGCTCACCTACTATGCGGATGTCCGCCAAACCTTCCCCGGCAATAACAAAATAATCGGCGCCTTTTTCGATTACTCGCCCATTATTCGGAAACACCGCAAATCGGTAGTTAACCGCCTTTGCAAAACGGCTATCGAGTAACACCTTTGTGCCTTGTTCGGTCAACGGTACATCAAACTCGATTGTTTCTAGCAATACTTGCGGCGAGTCAATCGGCGACATGCCGAGGTTTTTCCCGTCAACTTCGATAGATCCGCCGGATTTCGTGCCGTTTGCATAAAATTTATGTCTGACAATGTTGTCCGATGACCTAATGGCGAGTCCACTGTCCGTTTCGAGTATCAGTCGCATGTCAAAGTCAACACCAGAACGTCTAGTAAAGTCAATGTAAGGCGTGCCACCCGGCCACACCAATTCGATTCCTTCTCCGCCAACGTAGATTTTTCCGTTTGTTGCTATGGCATTTTTGCTAATTGACCCTGCGTTTGCATAGAGCCCGTCGGTCGAGATACCGCCACTCGCTTTTATCGCTTTTTTTACGTTCGGTTCTGGATCTATAAAATTTGCTGTCGATTGGAAACGTGCTTCGTTGTTCCGCACCCAGAACTTACTTGTTACTGTTGTGTAGTTTTCAGCCGCAAGTACCATTGATATACCATTTCCGTATGATTCATACTGCACATAAATTCCGGCTTTAGATATATCTGCGGCACTACCATAAAACAAAATACCGTCAGCGCCAAATTCGTGGTGTAATCTCCCCCCGTCTTGTTCAACGATAAAACCGACTGGTGAGACAGTATTGTTAGCTGATGAATCACCAACAGTTATAACCCCATTTCCAAGTTGGACTCTCGATTGAATAGTTTGCCAAACGCCATCAGAAATAATATTCGAGCCGGTTATGGTTACGCCGGTTATATTTACCCCACTAATGTTACCGGCTGTGATATCGCCTAAATTGCCGGTAATATCTGACAAAACTGTCACTGCACCAACAAGATTAATTTTGCTCGCTTGCAACTTAATTGTAGTTGCCGTCTGATTGATAAGTGACGCTATGGTGTTACCGTTATAATCTGTTTTTGATACTTTTTGACTGATTTGACCAGTTAGCCCATTTATGTTTTGCTCGGCTGTTGTTACGCGGTTACCAAGTGCTGTGACTGTACTTGATTCTGCCTTACTAGCTATCAAGCCTGCCTGTTGCGTGATGGTGGATTCGGCGGTGGATAGACGTGTTGTTAAGTTGCTGGTTTCTATGACTAATAGTGAATCCCAATATGATTGCTTTGCTAAAATAACGTCATCTATCCATACATTGCCAGACGTGCCATCATTACCAAATGAAATTATCAGCGATGTTACACCACTCGGAACTACAAAAATACCGCTATATTTAGTCCATGTTGTCTTTGCTCCGGTATAGCTATATGCGCTTAATAGTTTACCGTTTTGGTCACCAAATCTAAGTTTGCTATTATCTGTTTTACCGTTCCATCCAGAATCGGTTTTAACCCAAAATTCATAGTAAATTTTTTCGCCTTGCTGTACAGGTAATTTTGGTTTTTTAAATTCTGCGGCTACTTCGCCGGGTGCTAGTTTAATTGATGCCAAGAAAGTTCTATATACCGTTGTATCTCTTGAACCTTTGTTTAAAGGAAACTCATTAGCATTGCTCTTATCCCAAGATGCATAGTTGGATAAATCACCCAATGCCATGCTTACATCTGTCATACTAACCTTACTTTGTATCTGCGTACTCAATGATTCAATAGACGACTCCGCACTACTAAGCCTTGTACCTTGACTGTTAACCGTACTTTGCAACGATGATACGCTTTGACTGATACTATCCGTTGTAACTTTGATTTCAGCTTTAGCGTTATTAACGGCAGTTGTGATTTTTCCATCGGTTTCGGTCTTGGTGTATACGTCGGTTTTGTTTGCTTTTAACGCAATCTGATTCGCGTGTTGCGTAACGGACGTTTCGGCGTTTGTTATCCGAGTTTCTAAATCGGTAATATCATTTTGCAATGCCGTTTTGTCTTGGTTGTATTGCGTTTGACTTACCTTCGTCGCAATTTCATTTTCATTCTGTGTGATGTGTGATTCTGCGCTGTTTAGACGAGTGACAACTCCGTTCATGTCTGTCGTGTACTGCGTGACGGATACTTTGCTGTTCAATGCGTTGTCGACTTCGGTTTTTGTGTATGCTCCAACCTCTCCCGCACTTGTTGGCGTTGCTTTCACCCATGCGCTTCCACTCCAACGTTTTAAAACGTTTGGCGTTACAGACGTATCTAACCACAATTGACCTGTAGCTGGGTTTGCCGGCGCTGTATTCGACTTTGTAATTGCGTTTTCTTTCAACACAAGCTGACCGTTAACCCATTGCGCGTCAACTTTCGTTGCAATATCAGCTTCAAGCGCTGTTTTTGCCTCATTTACTTTTGTTTGCGCGTCAGTAGCCGCGGCTTGTATTGCCGCAATACGGGCTTTATCCGCCTCGGACAGGGCATAAGCCTTGGCTTTGCTTTCGGCTTCACCTGCGACCGTATCAGCGTGAGATTTTGCATTGTTTTCCGCTTGGTTTGCAACAGTATTCGCATGCTCCACAACTTGGACTTTTACTGTATCCGTGTAGCCTTTTGCGTTTTCTTCTGCTTGGGCGGCTTTTTCTTCCGATATAGTTTCCGCATATGCCTTTGCGTTTCTCTCGGCTTCAATCACTTGTGGTTCAACTTGTTTCTTTACTTCCGCGATTATTTTGGATAATTCATCAAGATTCGATGCGAGTTCTACATAATTTCCAAATTTATAGACGTTACGGCTCGGATCGTCGTCATTAAACTTATACTCGATTGTTCTAGCAGAAATCATTACAGGTGGCTTCATCTCGTGCGAAACGATTTGCACGTTGTCGCCAATGGAACAATCGATATAACCATTCGCCTCGTAGGTGACCGCCACATGGTCAATTTTCTTCAATTGAGCTAAAGATTCTTGCCAAAGCATGTCCTGTGTTGTTGCTTGCGACTCGTACCGCCTGTTGATGTATCCGTCAAATTCCCCGTTGGCTTTGCCCGGCAGTTGCACGTAAAAGTTTTGTCGTGCAACAACAGAAAAAACCCGTGGAGAATCCACCGGTGAGTAGTAAAGGATATTTCCGTTTTCGTCTTTTTCCTCGTAGTACTTTCCGACTAACGTTATCGGGTTTCCGTTTTCATCCTCTGCACCGGTCGGGTTTATGCATGTCGCAAGGTCGCTTATACTGCCTTTCCGGTCAAGTGATGTCAAAGAGTCATCCTCATCGGATAATACGGTTTGCGGCTCCTCATTTCCGATTCTTTTATAAACGTTTAGAACCAGTTTCGTAGGGACCGAACCATCAAACTCAACATCTAAACTAGCTTCCGCGTTATCAAAGCCATTTAATACATACTGCAACATTTCAGCGTTTGAAGCATTTTCAGACGTAAACTCTAGCTTTCTAGTTAAGTCGGAAATCTCATTAATGCCTAGGACAATCCCCGTATCATAAAAGATCTGGTCAAAATACCATTTAAAAGGTTTCGCTTCAGACGCACTGATTGGTGCGGCGTCCTCTGCAACAATATCAATTGTGCCGCTATAACAAAAAAGGCTTTTTACGTCGCCACCGTGTGAGTCATCACAATCATATATGGTAAACCAACGCTTTTTACCCTTTTTGTCTTGACACATGATATAGTTGCCCTCGGTCCAATGTTCAGCGTTTAGGCTTTTCACTAAAACATTGATTTCGAGTGTTTCTAATATCGAGCCGATATACTGACCAATTAAATAATCATCTGTTTCATAGGCGTCAAGCACGTTATAGTGACGGTCCGTAAGCGTAAAAATCATATGACATACACCGCCCTTCCTTTGAGTCTTACATAAGGTGTCTGTGCAAACGGACTGTATGCGAGATAGATTACGCTTTGCCCGGGCGGCGCTTTGATTAGCGTACTTCCCGGGTCGCGATATTGTAAGCCCTGCATGCCGTTAATTTTGCAAAAAATGTTCATCCCTTCTTTACCGTACGTCAAAACGTCGCCTTTTCCAAATTTGTTCGGAATGTCCCGCCAATTCTCGACATTGTGCTTGTATACATGTAGAGCGCGTAACAGATTGTTTGTGATAGGTCGATTGCTACCGTATGCGGCGCTGTACCACGTTATCTTTCTCAACTCTACATCCGGCTTGTCCGTTATAAATGTTTTTTTAACCCCCGACCACGTGCTAACCGTAATCTGATTCCCGATTTTTTCGACACGGCAAATTGGACCTTGACCACCTCGACCGGTCACATAAAACTGATTCGTTTCCCGGGTATCCCAAACCCGTTGATTGCGGATATATACCGCTATGTCTGACCGTTCGTATGATGGGTTGTTATCTTCGAAAACAACCGAACATATGATTTCGTCGTTTTGGTCGATATAGGTAATCGAGTTATGCCCGACCTCTTGACCTTTGGCTGTGCTCCCGTCCGTATTAAAATCAAAACGCCAATCCGACCTCCAGTTTTTAGCGTATTTTCCGTTTTTGTCGGCTGGTACAATTTTCGTTAGGGACGGTCCGTGCCAGCTTGTACCTGTGCCATAGCCACTAGGCTTTACGTACCCTTCATCTGTCGCCGAATCTTCGACAACGTAAGTAACGGTTCCTACTTGCAAGCGTTCTGGCGTGACCGGCGGAGTTACACCGTTGTTCAATATCCATCCCTTATCTTTCGTGAGATGGTCATCAAACAATAAATCACTCGTTTCGTAGTGATAGCCGTCCACTTCCTCGACGTTTCCAAACAACGCCAATGTTGACCGGTCGTCGTTTTCCAACCCGAGAAAACCATTATCGCTATTAAATGTTGCTTCCATCTCTAGCAACATGGGCTCTGTACCGGGATTGTCTATGATGATAAAATCTTGTAAAGTTCCATCCGAATCCTCATTTGAAAATACATACTCCGCTTTCGAGTACGCCACACCGTCGGGGATTTCCCATGTGATTGTGCCATAACCGAGAAAAACTTTTTCGTCAACATTTATATCACCAGTCGGAAATGCTAAATAGTATTTGTCTGGTTCGTCCG